AGGGCGGCGGCGTCGTCACGGGGACGCTGATCCCCGCGATTGGCCAGCTCATGCCCATCCTCACGACGGTGATCCAGGCCGTCGTCGGCATGCTCGCACCCATGCTCCCCATGATCGGCAATCTACTGGGAGCCGTCGCGACGGTGATCGGGAGCATCCTCAACGCCCTCGCCCCCCTGATCCCAGTAATTATCAGCATCATCGGGACCGTTGTCTCGGCTCTCGCGCCGCTGCTACCGCAGATCGGCATGCTCCTAGCCGCCGTCGGTGACGCAATTGCGGCGCTCTTGGTCGCTCTGTCGCCGCTGATCACGGTGATCGGGCAGATGCTCGGTCCGCTGCTGTCGGTGGTCATGGCGGCCCTGACGCCGATTATCGACCTCATCGTGATGATAGCCAGCGTCCTCGCATCGGTCCTCACCGTCGCGATCCAGGCAATCGTCCCCATCATCGCGAGCGTTATTGAGATCATGACGTCAGGCATGGCGCTCGTGATGAGCGTCGTCGGCCCCGCAATCACGTGGATAGCCCAGCTGATCACGAGCTGTTTCCAGGCGATCTACAGCGTGACGATGAGCGTGTGGAACGCCCTGGTCGCCGTGATCAGCGGCGCGATCAACGCCACGATTGGCGCGATCAGCGGATGGGTATCGTCAGCCATGGCGTACGTGCGCAGCCTCGGATCGGGGATCTCATCCACGATTAGCGGCGCGATGGGGTCCATGACCTCGGCGATCAGCGGCGGTGTCAACACAGCGGTCTCGTGGATCAGCAGCCTGCCCGGCAAGGCAAAGTCGGCGCTCGGCAATCTTGGCAATACCCTCTGGAGCGCAGGCAAGAGCTTGATTGACGGGTTTGTCAGTGGTATCAAGTCGGCGTTCGGGTCTGTGCAGTCGGCGCTGGGCGGACTGACCGGCATGCTGCCCTCATGGAAGGGACCCGAGGACCTTGACAAGGTCCTATTGGTCCCCGCGGGCCGTATGGTCATTGGCGGTTTCGTGCGAGGCCTGGAATCTCAGTACCCGCGCGTCCGCGACTCCCTCACTGGTCTGACTCGCGACATCGCGCAGATGGACATGCTCTCACCGGCCTCCGACCTCGCTGTGGCTGGCGGTCCTACCATCGTCAATCAATACACGATCAACGTCGACGCCAATATGCTGACCCCCTCGGTAGAGGCAGGGCGCACCATCGCCGACGCCCTGGATCAGTACGTGAGGATGAACGGCCGATGACAGTTTTACACCCACTCTCCCCGATCCGCTTGACAGAGTTCACACACTACACGTCCGTGATCTTCCGCGACGGCGGATGGGCGTATGTGGCAGGTCCGGACAATCTATGCTCGCTCGTGCTTAACAACCTCAAGCCCGGACTGCCCCTGCGGTACTCCATCACAGTGGAGACCGATAGTGACACGTGGATGGTGCTCCGTGCCGGGCGATCCGCCAGCACGGGCGGCGGGCGCACACATCTACTCCAGGGCACCATGACCTCGGGCACGACGCTCCCCGTAGATCTGTCGGGTGCGCGATCTGGCCTGATCAGGGCTAATTTCTGGTACATCCTGGATGATGCGGTAGGCCTACGTCCCGCTGACCAGCTCTCCATCCAGGCCTATTTCCCTGTCCAGGACACCCATGCACTGCGGTGGAACGTCAGCAGGTGGGGGGTGCAGCGGTGGAATGGCCCCCGCGCGGGGATTGTCTTCGCTTGGGATTTCGCGGCCTGGAACACCATCCCCTGGGAGGGTGTCAGTCGCGAGGTGGAGGCATGGCAAGACATCACCGCCCCCTGCACTCAGATCGACGTGACCCGAGGTGTCAAGTCTGAAGGCCCCACCTACCTCGCTCAGGTCGGGACCCTGACGGCGACGGCGATCAACGCTCTCGCGCCACGTGAGACGGGCATGCGTCAGGGGACGCCCGTGCGCCTCGTGCACTGGCCTACCCGCGCCGTGATGTTTACAGGCACGGTCACAGACCTGGAGTGCACGCCCCACAAGCCCGGCGGGGCGATCCGCTACAAGACCGTCATCACGGCCAGTGATGTTGTCGCTCAGATGGCGTCGACCATGCGCTACGGTGCCCGGGGCGCGGGTACGCTCGGCATGGAGCTATGGAGCGAACGCCTCGCGCGTCTCATGGCGGGTCGCCCCTACCTACTCAATTACTCGACGCCGCGTGCGCCTGTCAAGAATCCGTGGGTCCCCGGCGTCGTGTGGGAGACCAACTTGGCAAAGCACCTGGACGGCCTCTGCTGTTCAGTGCGCGGGGCTTGGCATGTCACACGCGACGGCACGGTCAATGTGTACTCGGAGCTGGGCAATACGTCATCCATGACCTTCACTGACGACAGCGACCTGTCAAGGGCCTCGACCCCACCTGTCATGTGGTATACGGACCTGGACGGGGGCTGGCGAGCGACGGACGTTGTCGCTCGTGTGACGCTCGAAAACCACGCCTGTAAAGTCGAAAACGGGGAGTGGAGGGCTGACGACACCACCGTCTCGCATGACGACGTGACCGGCGCAGACGTGTGGGGAGGCACAGAGATTCGCATCCCGACGACGAGGCTCGCTGCGGACCTGCCTGCGCTGGCGGCCGAGTACATCACGAAGCGTGCCCGCGATTGGGTCCCGTCGTCGCTCACGCTCCGGCCACGCACGCCGCTTGACATTCTGCGCTGCGTCGACATGGAAAGTCTGCGAGCGGTGAACGTGGAGTACAATGGAGATAGCCACCCCGCGCGCATCACGCGCGTGACGCACAGGCTCACACCCACACAGTGGGTGACCAAGCTCAATTTTGCACCCCGATAAGGAGGCTAGCGTGAAGACATTTATACCGGGCGAAATTGCCCGGGCAGAAGATGTAAATTCGAACTTTGCCGAGCTTAAGGCGTTGGCTGACAAGTGCTTGACCGGCATCCAGTCAGGTACATTCTCGACCGGATCCTATAAGCCCGGTGAGACCTATGAGGGCACCATCAATTTCCCCCGAGCATTCCCGTCGGTGCCGCGCGTGACTATCTCCGTGGCATCCCAGCGTCTCCGTGTGGCAGTGTATTCCATCACCGCGACAGGGTTCACGTACTACATCTGGAATGACACGGATGGGCAGTCCGGGGGCGAAAATAGCGCCCAATGGATTGCGACCACACTCTAGGAAGGAGGGTGCAATATGGGTGAATTCACGCCCGCACACTACATTGAGTCACGCGATACGCCATGCCGTGTCGTGGTAATCCATACCATGGAGGCCCCGGAGGGGCCTCAAACCGCTGAAAATGTCGCGAGGTACTTCGCGAGCGGGCAGGTGGTAGCATCGGCGCATATGTGCGTCGACCAGGATAGCGTCGTGTACTGTCTGCCCAGCTCGGCAGTGGCTTTCGCCGCGCCGGGCTGCAATCACGATGGCTATCAGGTGGAGCACGCCGGGTTCGCCCGGCAGTCCCCTGAGGAGTGGGGAGACGTGGCATCACTGTCCATGCTGCAGCTGTCCGCCACCGCGACCCGCGAAATCGCCGACAGCCTCGGCATCCCGCTCCGTCATCTGACGGATGAGGAGCTGGCGGCGGGGATGAGCGGATTTGTCGGACATGACCAGGTCAGTCGCGTCTACAAGCGCAGCGACCACACCGACCCCGGCCCCTCTTTCCCCTGGTCCTACTACATGGGCCTCGTGCGCGGCGAATCCGCGCAGCTCCCAATCAATACGACAAGTGAGGAGAATCACATGCAATTCATCCGTTCCAAGCAGACCTCGACGATTTACGCGGTGACCCCCTTCACTGTCACGCCTATGACCTCGGCAAAGAGCTGGCAGGACACCGTCAAGGCTCTCGCCCTCGACGAGGAGTACACTGTCTCCCTGGACGATGGCGACATCGCGGCTATCGCAGCCGACTGCGCGGCGCGCCGCCAGATCCTCGTCGCCGACATCGTCGCCGCCCTCAAGGCAGGTAGGTGATGGACACCACGGCATCGCTTGCCTTCGCAGGCGCTCTCGCACCACTCCTCATCGCAGCGGTCACCCGCGCAGGCTGGTCCGCCACCGCGAAGCGCTGGGTAGCGATCGCCGTATCGGCGACGCTGACGGGCCTCGTGTGGGCGCTCACCCGCTATCCCGAGTCTGTCTCGGCGATCCTCGGCGAGCTTGGCGGCGTCATCGCCGCAGCCCAGGTCGCGTACGCTGCCCTGAAGCCCACCGGGCTGATCGACTGGATCGAGGAGCGGACTGAGTAATGTACGCCGCGACACACCCCCTGGTCGCCGTCATGGCGACCCCTGAGGTTGTGGCCGCGCTGGCAGCTCTCGGAATCGCGATCTGCGGTTTCATTACCCTGCAGCTCAAGGCTCTGTCCGCTCGGCTGCGTCAGCGGATCGACGCCGTACACAAGTCAGCAGAAGCGGCACGCTCTCAGGTAGAGAATCACCACGGCAGCAATCTCCGAGATGACGTCGACCAGCTAGCGCGGCAGGTCCGTGAGGGCATGACTGCCATCCAGGCCGCTCAGAATCGCGCCGACGCTCGTGCAGAGCGCGAGCACGATGAGCGCGTGAGCGAGATCAGGCTGCTCCGTGAGGACCTGGGCAGGATCCGTGAGGACCTGTCTGCACAGCGTGACGTTCTGGACGACTGCCCTCGACACTGAGCGCACAAGGAGGCCCCCTACCGATCTGGTAGGGGGCCTTCCGTTTATGCCATCGCGCGAGATGCGATAAGGCAGTTGTACTCCACGGGCCGGGCCGCTGCGAGCACCGTCGCGACCTGATTGGCAGTGGCACCAAGGCAGGTCACGCACGTCGCATGTGCGAGCTCACGCAGGTCCGAGCGCGTGATGCCCGGGGGCACGGTCTCCAGGCGCGGTGCGCGGCGCGTCACGATCCGGGCCGGAATAGCCTTGTCACTTTTGCGCTTGTGCGAGAGGATTTCCTGCGCTACATCGACGGGGAACTCGCACGCTCCCTCAAGCCAGGCGGCCAGGGGCTCGCGACCCGCTTTCTCTGGGAGAATGACGATATCGCCGGTCTCCACGTCCTCAAGCCAAGCGACAGAGGGGCGCTTGCCCGGTCGTTTCCGCGGCCGCTCTCGCATCCACCGCTCAATCGTCTCGGGGTACCAGCCCCACGTATCAACCCCCCCCTCCTGCACGATAGCGTCGGGCGCGGGGAGCACGCCGCGCGATCGGTAGGCCATGACCGTGTTGTGTGCGAGTCCCGTGATGAGTGAGAATCCCGCGGTGCCGAGGTAAACGTTAGTCATTTCACATATCCTTTTCTGTGATGTAGCAGTATGGTGGCCCCGCCCCGATGACGGGGCCACCATTGGTGGTCAGATGAA